GTATGGTATTTCGAGAGAGGTGTAGAAAGTCTGGTTAAAGTCCCGCTCACCCAGGGTCAATTTGATGCCCTGGTCTCCTTCTCATTTAATGTAGGGTTGGATATAGACGATGACAACATTGCAGAAGGTCTTGGTGACTCTACTTTGCTTCGTAAGCTTAATGCTGGCGATTACGCTGGGGCGGCAGACGAGTTCCCCAAGTGGGTATATTCAAGAGGACGAAAGCTCGGAGGTTTGGTACGGCGACGTAGTGCCGAACGGGCCTTGTTCCTTACCTAATGGGTGCATCACATGAAGTGGTTAGATTTGATTACAGGTATCCCCGACAAGATCGGGGAATACTTCATCCGAAAGCAAGAGATCAAAGCCCAGGATCGGCAACAAGAGCGAGCCCTTAAGCAAGCCCTCCACGAACGTCAAATAGATCTGATTAAGCAAGGTCTGCATGCGGATATGCAGTGGGAGTTGGAGATGGCTAAGCAAGCTGCCAGCTCCTGGAAGGATGAATACGTCCTACTCCTGGTATCCATCCCCGCTGTCATGTGCTTCATACCCGGTTTGGATGTCTACGTCCACCGAGGGTTTGAGGCTATCTCCAAGATGCCGGGTTGGTACCAGATAACCTTTGTCTCCGTCCTCTTGGCTACTTACGGCATCCGCTGGTGGAGGCGTAGTCAATACGATACTCCCTAAGTTTAGTGTACATTAAAGCGAGGTGTCATGTTTGATCGTCTCATAGAAATCTTCCTACAGTTTATCGACCTGTTCCGATTCTTCGTAGTCATCGATGAATATGAACGAGCTATCGTGCTTAGGCTCGGCCGCTACAGCAAAACACTCGAACCGGGATTCCATCTGCTTCTTCCCTTTAATATCGACAAAGTCATAGTAGACAAAGTCGTCCCCCGGACAGTCAATCTTGGAAGTCAAGCCCTCACCACTTCGGACGCCAAGGCGATAACCCTTTCCGCAGTTATTACAGCTCAGATACGTGATATTCGGAAGGCTATATTGGAAATCGAGAATGTTGATGAGGCGTTGATGGATGGCTGCTACGCAGCAATTGGGGATCTTATTAAGTCGCATACTTGGGACCAGATACTCCATCCGGAGTTCTCGGATACCCTACTGAAAGCCTGCCGTAAGCAAGCGTTCCGGTACGGTATCGAGATACTCCGGGTTCAACTGTCAGACCTTACGCCGTCGCGGTCGATACGGCTGTTTCAAGCGTAGCCTTGCGGTTCTACGCATACCTCCTGTTAACAACACACACTAGAAAGACGATCCCAAAAAGGAGTAGCCAACTCACTTGAGCCACTCCTTCGGGATTTCCTTGATCGCATACTCAAACCCGTACTTGGTCGCCCATTCCGAGTAGCGGGTTTTGTTTTTGGCCCCCTTGATTACGTTGTTTCGTTGAAAGACGATTCGGATATCAAGTCCGGGGTGCTGCTTTCGGACTGCTCGAAGTTTAGTTCGATCTGGTCCGTCAAGGTACCCTTTGACTTCGATGTAGAAGGGTTTTCCTTTTGCGCCTTCAACTCGGAAATCCGGAGTGTAGTCGCAGAGCTGTCCCACCTTACTATGTCCGCAGCTGAGGCATTTACCTGATGCGACGTTACGTGTCCACTGAATTTTCTCTGGTTCGTACTCATACTTCACCTTAGCAGCTTTGAGCTGCTCTTCAATTATATCCTCGAACGTACTCCGCCGTTCCTTCTTCCGGCGATGAAACTTCGGATTGAACTTCGCCATTACCTAGCTCCGCGAGCCTTCGGCTTGATACTAGGTATCCGCTTTTTGGTTCCATCGGTCCAGGAACCACAATCTTGGCAATGCACTCGGACAATGCTAAACGCCTTTGTTCTTCGTACTCCTCGTCTCTGAATATTGGAGCTTCCACAGGCCGCACAGTGTTCCTCCTGGTTCTCTACAGCAACGTCTGGATGGTTCTTGACCCACGGACGAAGACGGGTGTACACCTTCTCCAGCAACTCAACGTCGCCGATGTTGTAGTCTACCATCGTCTCCCAATCGTCCAAGTTTCCAGCCAGACACCCGGTCCACAGTTGGAATCCTTTGTGCTGTACTTTAGAGCCGAGGTTCAGATACTCAGCAATAAAGGACAACTTGTTGGACGCTAACCGGAACTGAGATTTGGCAGTCCTCAACAAGTCGATGTGTTTGTTGGGGCGGATCGGGTCGAGACCGTACTTGATGAACTCGTTGTTCAACGTCGGAATGTCGAACTTCAAACCGTTATACGTTACCACGATATCGGCTTCATTCATCAGCTTGTGGATACGGCGGATCATCCGCCTTCGACCACCTACCTCTGTGTTGAAATATACGGTGTCGTCCTCGTACCACTTAGCCGCCCAACACAGGGTGCGGCCATGCTCGATCAAACGGTCAAGCTGGACGTTCTGATCCCACATACCCCACACGTACACCTGGTGGGGAGCGGTCTCAATATCCAGCAATAGAATCTTGAGCTTCTTCATCGTCATCCTCATTGTTGTATTCTTGTGCGAAGGGTTTGACTAACTCAAAGCCCAGGATCTCAGCTGCTACCTCGGCATCCTCCCCCAGCTTTCCGGTGATACCGTCCTCATCATAGTACGCCGTTGTCCAGACCTCTTGTACGAACTCCCGGAGGCGTACCTGTTCAGCCGGGGTCAGGGTCTTGTCATCTAGCTTAGCCATTATGGAATCTCGTCGTTAAGACCAGTATCCTGGTCGTTGCCGATATTATCGGCGATCGTCCATTGTTTCGGGTTGCAGTCACCAAACAGTTCTTTCAGACGGGGTATCTTGCTGGCCAACTCGTTCTCTATGATATCTGCCATAGGAGAAGCAGGAGGCCGATCATCCGTAAGCTTTCCAAGATGATAAGCGTCAAGGATGATACCAATGCAAGCGAGAGCAGAAGCCAAATGAGGAACACCTGTGTCTTGCGCAGCCCACTCCCCATTCTTGAACTTAGCCATGTGCCGCTCCAATGCACTAATGTAAGTGCTAGCGCGGACACCAGCAGCACGCCAATTGTACTGTCCATACTTCAAAGCCCCCTCTAAGAACGCCAAGCTGGCGTACATCTGAACCACATCTGGAACCAAAAACACAGGGAGCTTGGTATCGCCAAACGCCTGCTTAGGGTTAGACGGCTTTACGCCGACCATAGTCGCTCCCTCCGAGGACCATCGTTGAATCGAGGATACCGTGTAGATACTCGGACTCTTGCATCGGTCTAATGCGGCCGTTGCCTTCATAAACAAAGATAGATCGACCGGCGAGGTTTGCAACAAAGACTTCGAGTCGTGCTCCACGGGATTTACCCCAATCCTTCATTACCACCACACCATCGCACCGGTTGAAGATAGTCTGAACATCCCTAGCAAGAATGTCCCCCCATGTCTCCCCTTCCACCTTAGCCTTGGTGTCTACATGCTGCACGCCGTTAACCAACCCGTCCTTGGAGGCCATCAGCGTTGCTTGGAGTTCTGGACTATCTTCCTCCACAGGACTGATGATGTTGTAGCCGGCATCCCGTAGCTCCTTAGCAATCCGATGGAACTCCGGATAATTGAACTGAGGGATACCGGACATAGGGCCCGCCAGATAGAACGTCAGCGGGTGGAACGTCTGCGTTACGAGTTCAGTGTGCATGAGTATACCTCTCCGTTTTCTTTCTTCTTCTTATCTTCGTACTTAGCCGCCACTCGGCGGTACAGTTCAAGCTTCGCGCATTCCAGCACTCCGACAGCAGAGTTGATGGCGTCGTAGCTTAGGCCCTTCTGACCAATCCATTCGTCCATCAATCTGGTGACGGCGTAATTCAAATCTCCGGGACTAAGCTCGATCTGTGCGATCTCTTCGTCCGTTGCGTTCTCTAGGAACTCTCGTCGTTCAGGTGTAATGTATGGCATTTAACCCTCGTTATCCGTAGTGTTTCCAGAATGGATGCGTGTCATCCTTCCGTCGTTTGATCCAAAGTAAGTGAGCGTTCCGGTCTAGGAACAATCGTTGCTCGTCGTCGTCTGAGAACCCAAACTGCTCTCGTGCGTCGTAGTACATACTCCAAACAACCTTGGCCATGTCTTTCGGAGACTTGCAATCCGCAAGGGCACGCTTTGCCTTAGCAGGCCCAATTCCCTTGATTCCTGGGATGTTGTCAATGTCGTCTCCTGTGAGCATCTGTTCATAGAAAAACGTCAAACCTTCACGAGCAGACACAGTGTACGTTTTTCCTTCGGTCCAGTTGTAGTGAACACCGGGTACTTGGTCGAGATCCTTGTCAACTGCAACAATGATCGCCACGTCTGGGCCAAGAGATGTCGCGTCTGTTGCCACGGCGTCATCAGCTTCAATTCCTTCACATACGATGCCCCCCCATTTGCCCACAAGGTAATCCCGGATATCTCGGTAATATTTAGGCTTGGGGGCGCTGTCTCGATTAGCCTTGTAATCAGGGTAAATATCTGATCGGAAATTTCGTCGACCTCCAAGGTAGAGTCTGTAATCTTTTGTTCCGAGGACATCTAATGTGTTCTCCAAGCTAGTTTTGACCATTTGTAAACAGTTCTCAAGAGGCTCGATCTCCTTACGAGACCAGAGCTGATACGCCGGATTGTTCAGCCTCTTAAGCTCTTTCATACCCGCACGGTAATCATCCACCGTGTATCCAACCCAGTTACCTAGAGCCTCATCGAAGTAGTTGACCATGTAGTAGGTGTGCTCAGCCGCACCTCCGCATCGGTACACCCAAGAGTCACCATCAAGAATCGCTACTTTGTTTTTCGAAGTAGTCATTGATTTGATCCGTCCAAGGTTTGTTCTTTTCCTCTAGGTAGTCAGCCAGACCTCGTAGAGCGTACTCGTTGAGGAACCCGCCGCCAGACTCAGGCCAGTACACATAGAACCCATCGACATCTTGGATGATAGCCTTCTCGGCTTCCAGCTTCTTAAACCAGTGTGCTAACTTCGGGTCACTCATTCATCACCTTTCAAGGATCGGCGTGTACCCTACGTCTTGTTCCCGTAGGGCCGTAGCGAGGCTACGTTACACGCCTCACCAATCTTTAATGTTAGTTAAACGAAGCGCTCGGCTTTTGTTCGCCCGCCGACCAGGGGTCCTCGGGTTGCTTGCCGATTAGCAAGTCGTTGAACAAGTCAGCATTCTGCTTGGCATAGAACAGAATGCCGTGCCAGGACTCCGTCACGCCAGTTTCTTTGTTGACAATCAGATAGGCGTCGATGGGTTTTGGCATGTCCGTGGTGGCAGGCGGAAGCCCGACCACGATATGGTAGTTATCGTTCTGATAGACTACCTTAGACTTCCCATTCGCTGTCGTCTTCGCTTGCGGTTTGACCGACGTCTTGGGCTGCGGCTTCGACTTGAGGTTGCTCATTGTTATTCTTGTTCTCGCTCTTGTTGTTATTGTTATTCTCTTCAACGAACTCTTGCGTGTATCGCTTCACGGCCTCATACAACACCGCCTCACGCTTAGCGGGGTTGGCCGGTAGTTTCAAGGACGGTTCCAACTTGATGTTGCCATTCTTATCTTCGTGCGGTACCTGGGTCAGCAGTAGCTTGACGAACTCGATAGCCGAGTTACGGCAGCTCTGTAGCTGGATAATCTTGTCCTTAGCCTCCAAGGCAGCCTCCTTGGCGATATCCCGTTCCTCCTTGTTGCGCCAGTAATCGTCCTTGCTCAGAGGCTTACCAGCAGCTGGAGCGCTGCGAGCAGCAGCAACAGCGCCGGCACCAGCACTAGAGGTAGGAGCACCAGCAGACACAACACGGAGACCAGCCTTGGTAACATCCCAGTAGCCCCTGGCGTTTTGCTCGGCCTCAAACTCAACAAGCGTCCCTTCAGCTGGCGGCTTCTTAGTCCCAACGCTGTAGTAAACATCATTCACCTTTATCGAGTAGTAGTAGGTGACCTTGTTCCCCTTCGCGAACTCACGAGGACGGGGGACGTGTTGGATAGTACCACGGATCACATCAGCCATTTTCTTATTGTTCTCCAAGTTCTTGATTCTAGTAGTTAGACAGTAGGCAACTTCAAAAGTTCAAAGATTTCTTGTACTTTATCCTCTCGTGCAGTTCCGGTGTTCATTTCGCAGCTATCGACTCCTATCCAATAAAGCTTATGCAGCAGGATGTTCACGAGCGCTCTCCAGTGGCCTTGGCGATTGCGTCGCGTGTACGAGCGGGTAGACACGTTCCGCGACACGTCGCGGTATCGCATCCGCACGCGCCGGGCTCGTCCCATTCCTTAAGCAGCGCTAGCAGAGCGGCGTCCTCAACCTGCGCATTTGCCGCAGCCGTCTCAGTGTTGAGGAGGAGTAGTAGTTCGTTAAGTTGCTTGCTTAAAGTATTAAGTTGCTTGCTTAAAATATTCGTCTGGGTCGACTTGGTATTCACTTTTAATCGTTACCCCCTTTTCATTCTCTGCCCAATACTTGTGACTCTTCATTTCGACACCGAGAGGCACCACAAGACGAACGCCATACACACGATCCAGATACCTAAAGGTGTCCCCAGTGAGAGCTTTGTTAACCACGGACGTGAACGTATCCAGCTCATACGCTGGAGTCTCGCCGACAACACTATCGTGGATAGTATTGACGAGGAAACTGTTAAGACGAAGAGCCCTAAGATAATGCCATGTGTGAATGAGTCCAATTGGAATGATCTCCGCCGTAGCCAGCGAGCTGACCGGATAGTTGAAGATATTGGTTGTATTCGTGATGTACCCGGACTTCGTCATCTTGCAGTCCGGCCAGTAGAATATCAACCCCCACTCTGTCTTTAGCTTTTTCTCCTTAAGTACAGTATAAGTCCAAGCAGTCTGCGTATCATAAATAGCCTTATACCTGTTCTGAAAGTATTTGGCGTACGCTTTCTGCGTGTCTGTCTGACCTTTCGAACCGTAGAGAGGGCGGAAGGTTTCGGGCTTGGCATCCTGCCGTTCATCTGCCGTAACATCTTCCTCTGCTTTATGGTTAAAGACAGCGGCCGTTGCGCGGTGGACATCCTTGGCACTCCTTATGTCATTAAGTGCCACTTCGTCACGGCCCAAGTGGGCAGCAATCCTGAACTCCATACCCATGCCGTCGGCCTCCGAAATAAACCATTCGGGGTATCTCGCACGGAATAGCCGCTTGAAGCGTCTTGGGAAATTCTGGAACTGCAGTTTGTACTTGAGTCCAGAACTAGAAAGACGATGATTTTGGGCAACAGCTTGATTGTACGCAGCATGTAATATCCCTCCGTCCTCATCCACACATCGCTTCATCTTCTCCAGAAAGAGAAGGTCAGCGCTAGCCTCGCTCAGCTCTTTGAAAGCTGCTTTAAACGACCTCTGTACATCTGTTCTAGCGACGAGAGCCTCGATAGTATCGGCATCAGTTCGCCGTCCATTCGCGTCAGTTCGGTCAGGTGTCCCATCATGCCTAACGAGTTCATCAAATCCGAGAGTCTCATAGAGCAGGACTCCAATCTGCTTAGGTGAGTCCCAATTGACTTTCGGAGCAATCTGATCGAGTTTTTCCTTTGCATGTCGGTGTTGCTCGACAGCTCGCTCGTACTCTCGCGTAACTCGTTCTGCGTCGAGCTGCATTCCGTGTCGCTCGATGTCGGCAAGGACCGGTGTAAGCAGACATCGGGTGTATAAGTGGGGGAGCAGCCCGAGACCGTGCAGCTCTTGTCTCTGGTGTAGAAACACTTGCTCTGTAATTGCTGTGTCTTGGCATCCATATTGAACTAACCACCTTTCCGGTATTTCGCTAGGGCAGACCCCGTTCGAGATAAGGAGCTTGACGAGGCTTTCTTTCGTCGGGATCTTGTACCGCTTCGCGATTGTGTCGAGGTCTTTTCGGCCGAACCGGTTGCCAAGTCTGACGTGCTCTCCAAGCATGGTGTCGTAGACGACGAGGGCTGCGGTGTCGACGCCTTCCCGCTGGAGCCACTGTAGCTCAAACTTGGAATTTTGTGCGACCACGAACGAAGCACTTCTGAGAGCTGCGCTAAACCTGTCAGAGAGAGTGGGTCCAAAATCAAATTGTACTCGGTCTCCGTACCTTCTATATTCAGGATGGCCTTTTCCCACTTTCCACGTGGTAAGTACAATGCGATTGCGTCCGTTAAGAGCGCTTCCGGTATCGAGGTTGGTAGTCTCAAAGTCAAATACAATGTAGGAGTCATTGAGATACCTCGTCGGGTCCGGTTGCGATATATGCGGCGGCAGCTCGGGCCACGTAATCTTCTCGTTGTTCTTTTTCTTTTCCAAGGTTGACGTCCTCACGACCGCCGTGGTGGTCCGTTCTGACGAACTTCTTATTGTTCATATCGGCAGCTACTTCTTCGTAGCTCAGAGGTCGGTAGAGCTTGCCGACATCTACACCTACGTCTAGCTGCTTCCCGGTTGGAGCAAGAGACCCATGAGAATGCCCGTGTAGATTCCAAGAACCATGATGCATGCCATTCCAACTCTTAAATGGAAAATGACACATGACGATAAGTTGTGATCCAAACGTAATCTCGTGGTAATGCTCCACCCCACCGTCAAACATGCTAAGACAAGCAGCGTTAAGATTGTTGCGATCATGGTTCCCCCGGATCAGATACTTGAT